AACAATGTGGTTGAATCGTTAGATTCAGCTATGAAGGAACAGGTTGGTTACCTGTGCGAGGATCATGTAGATCAGTCCTCCAAAATTGCTCGAGATTGTAAATCAATACTTTCTCACTCTTCTGTCAACAGCGATGTTGATCCTAATGAAGAGTTAAAAGAGTCCCGAGAGATGGGTCAGGTGGATATACTTTATGAGTACGTCCTTGAACTAAGAAACACTGCCTTAAAAAGCAAGAGATTTCAAGTTCTTCCTGGTAATTTTGCCTTTGATATCGCTACTGTTCGTTCGGAATTTCCTATTCCAACTTATAGTAATATCGAGACCTTCCTTAAAGGTGCCTGTCTTAACCAAAATTGGTTAAGCGCTGTGAAACTCTTTAAGAAGAATAAGAAAGAAGAATTAATATTACACCCTTGTTGTATTTCAACCTGGAAATTATTAGTCGATATATTACTTTCTATTTTAATGTATGGTTACGTTGAGACCTATGTGGTGCTCCGTAAGCGTTTGATGTCAGTATTCCTACAATGGTGTAGACTTCTGATACTGCTCGATTTTAATTTCATTAAACTCGGCAAGTATAAGCTAGCTGCTTTTGCTTCATACGCGAAGGATTCGGATGTTTATCCTCCTTCCCCTTTTAGTGAACAAGTCATTAAAGACCATGCTTTTGCAAAACCCAAGTTTATATTTGATAAACAGTTCGATAACTGGTTTTATACTCTTAAAGTTAAAACTGGTTATGATTCGCGGTTTTTCGTGATGTCCTTTATTGATACTCTCTGTCGAGGTGTCAAGAAAGGTGCTGATCGACCATCTCCTATGATGGCACATGAGTCAAATTTAGGTACTTTTCGTAAGTTTACACAACCAAAACCTATACAAGGTGATACTGTGATTAGAAATACTCGGCTAAATACTGAGACCATTTTAAATCCCGCCCTGATGGAACTTGAAGTAATTCGTTCTGTTAAGGAGGTTATGCAGGGCTGTAAATCTTACGAACCTAAGTATAGACACTTTCCCTCCCTGTCCTCTTGTGTTGAGAATAAGGTTTCTTATGGTGGTAGTATGACTATCGTCAAGGAGACTATTCCTCAGTACCCTCGTGAGTTGACTGTACGGAAAAAAGTTGGAATGCTAAAAGATCCAATACCTCTCAATCATTGTAATCATACGGGTGAAGAAAACCCTCTGGTTCGTTCTCCTATTATGAATAGCGAAGAACATATTGAGATGGATACATTAAAAAGTAATGGTGAATTAAGATCAGTAGAATATCTTGAAATTTCAAACAATTTTGAGAATCTCGGCACTGACCTTGATATTTCCGACTACGTTGATGAATGCCTTCGAAAGGGGTCCTCCATGAAATTGGTAGGTCTCTTAGAAGCCTTTAAGGTTAGGGGAATTTCCACTGCGAACGCTATGGAAACCTGGATTTTGAAGCCACTTCAAAAGTATCTCAGTAAACAATTGCTAAAACATAAGTGTTTTGCTGTTACTGGAACTCCACTTACGGAGGAACATCTTTTGGAAAGGATTCACGTGTTGGCTAAGGGACAGCGGATCTGTTCTGGTGACTATGCGGATGCTACCAACGAACTCGTTGCAAAATACACGGAAGTGTGCATACGAGAAATTTGTCAAGTTTTAGGTTTACCTGAGAACCTTACACAACTGGCTGTAAATTCTTTAGTTAATAACACTGTACTTTATAACTATATGGACTCACCTGAGATGCACCTACCTGGATCAGATCCAAGTGTATCCCGTGGAGGCTTTATAAATAATGACAGAAATCAGGTTATTAACCTTATTGGGACTCAAGTCGAAGCACAACCTATGGGTAAAGTGCTTTCTTTTGTTGTTTTATGTATTCTCAATTTCACTGTTTGCCGTAAGGCTCTTGAAATTGATTATGGGGGTGAAATCAGAATAGCTGATTTCCCTGGTTTGATTAATGGTGATGATTGTTGCTTTCCCTTGTATGAATTCAATACTTGGGTAGATGTAACCGCCATAATTGGGCTTAAGAACTCTGTTGGGAAGACTTTCTTTAGTGATCGTTTTATAGAAATGAACTCTCGTTCTTTTATTCTATACGATGGCGAAGATACTTTCTATACACCGCGTGGGGATTTTATGAATCCGTACATGAAAGAGATACCTTTCATTAACTTCGGTTTAATAAAGGGCCTTCTCCGTTCCGATCAGGGATCGAACACTGGAGGGGTTGTGTCAAAGATTGCAACTCTTGGTGAATGTCATCAAGAGATGGTGAAGGGTTTAGACTTTGCCTACGACGATTTAGATTATCTTTTTAGAGGTCATAATGCTCAATCTTTAGAATCTGAAATTCTTTCAGGAATCCCATTCTACCTTCCGAAATGGTTAGGTGCTCTTGGTTTAAATCCAGGACCACGTTATTGGGAGAAGATTCCAGAAGCGCATCTTAAAGCTGCTTCCGTTATATTTCAAACCTATGAAGAGAAGAGACCTCAGAGCCTCACTCTCCTTAAATCATGCCTATTGGATGATGAAATTAATAAAAAACAAAAGGATATTGCCAAAACATTCGGTTTAGTTTTGTGTGAGTTCCCTTTCTCTGTTATCCAACATGAGAATGGTCTTGATAGTTCTTGTTTAGAACACGAAAACCAAGAGGTATATTGTGACATGGTTGAGAAACTGTGGCGTGATCTCCCTGTGCCAAAAATCAAATTCGATGTGAAAACATCAGATCCTGGTGATAAAAGATTACCAGATGTGTACTATAATGAATTTGAGATGGAAGATATGGTAACGAGCTGCACAAATCGTTTAGACGACTTTGATGAGACGGATATCTTTATAAAGGCCCAACAACTTAAACTCAAGAAAGCTTTGCGCTTTAATGGGAAGTTGTGGAGAGATGCACATGGAAAGGCTAGTAACACTTTGGTGAAACCCCTTCCTTGGTACAAACTCTGGCACCAGAAACAATGTGGATTTTTACCAATTGTTCGCTGTGATGCGGTTCGTGATCAACGAGAAAACCAAATGTTGGTTAACTAACAAGTTAATCGACAAACCTCTATAACTGAACATCCATTGGCCAATGGAAGGGGAGCAGACTCTTTAGAGTGCTCTGTAGTTTACGCAAGTATAGAGATCATTACACTGAACACCCGTGAGGGAAGGTTAGTTTACGCAAGGTAATGATAACATAGTTAGTCCTTAGGGAAACTTTAGATATTGGTAGTAATACGCAATAAACTATGTTGTTTGGCTAGTTTGGGAAGTCCTACGA